CGGTTGTCATATCCGCCTTAATTAAAAATGCGGCACTTCTTGAATGTCCTTTTGACATTTTTTCGATTGCACCATTTTCAAACGCTTCGGTTAAAGCGCCTTTAAACGTCATTCTTTTTTTAGCGCTGAATTGCTTTTTGTTAGCAACTTCAATCGCGTCNAATCTCTCATTTAATTTTGTTGCCATTTCNGAAACTTCATTTTTTACAATGTCGTTNGCNTTAACAACAACCGCATCAACAACATCGTTGTTTGATTTNTCGATTTTTGAATCAATGGCCGTNTTNAATTGGTCCAATTGATTTTTGATATTTTCTTCCATTTTTATTTTTTTAGGGAATTTAATAAATAATTTAACACTTCTGAATCATCGTTTTTTGCTTCTACTTTCGGCGAAGTGATTTCATCAACCGGCTTCGTGAATTCAACAAATAATGATTTCAATTTTAATATTTCCGCTTCGATTGCAAATCCCAATTCATCGGAAATTGAACCTTTGCGAATAAGTTTCGACAGATTGTCATATCTTTTTGACAATTTTTCAACGTCAATATTTCCTTTGACGTCTAATATTTTGGCCTGGTCGTTGGCCGCTAATGTAACGGCGCTAATTTCGTACAATTTAACCTCTTTAATCTCACGATAATCGCCCTTATTTTCTTTTTGAATTGGCATTATACCGACTGAATTTTCAGTTATGACGCCGGATTTCATTAATTCAACAACGTCCATTCCCATTTGTGTTTTGGCAATTTCGGCAACGAAAACCAATCCTTTGTCGTCCTCATACAATTCGGTCATTTTGCCGATTGGTTGATTCATGTCGTGTTGATATAAATATTTCACGCGCTCACCATTTTCGGCGATTGTCTTTTTATATGCGCCTTTGACGATGACGTCNTTGTCGGAATCTTTGTTTCCAAAATAACTGCCATAACCTTTGATTATTCCGGCCTTTTCGTCCGCGTCGATTAATTCACCAACGGGCGCCGCTTTGTAAAGAATTGTATTCATAATAAAATTTTTGTAAATATACGATTTTTAAAAATTATTAAATCCACCGGCGGAAATCCCTAAACCAATATTTTGAATCTCACCAATAGTTTGCGCACCCTCTTTTGGTATGTGAGCAATTGAGCAACGGCAATTTATAACTTCACTTGCCGGCGCGCTTGGATCACCCGGAAACATCATTTGTGAGCCGCCAACTAAAAACGGCGCGTTTTGGTCAACGATTTGTCCGTCGGCTTCTGAATGGGTGCTTCGTGTCCTATCGTCAAAACTTGCAATCCATTCCTTTTGTAATTGGTCACCCGGAAAAATAGTTGTTGCGGCTTCTGACGTCGCAAAATTAGCCGCGGCCGTTGCTTCGGTTCGAACCAATCGTTCCGCCTGGAATTGTGAATATCTATTAAATTGGCTGCGTAATATACGGCCCTTTTCAACGGCGCCCAATGTCATAAATTCCGGATCGGACATCAATCGTTGTGTGATTCGAATAAGCGTTTGTTTTGCAGTACCAGAAACCAACGTCACGCGTTGCGAGCCGACAGATATTCCCAACGCTGCAAACCGTGCGGCCCAAATATCGTTTAAATTTGATGTGTCAATTTGTTTAGTCAAATACTTTTCAAAATTTTTAGCGTACCAATTAGCAAATCGAATTCCAATTTGTGTATATAAATCGGAATAAATTTTTAACAATGGTTTGTCATCAAATAAATTTAAAAAGTTTGTTTGACCGTCCGCAATAAACGAATCAATGCCTTTGTTGTATTCGCTTTTATAAAAACGTTTAACAATTGCAATTTGTTTTTTTTCAGAAATATCCAATTGCTTTTCAAAATCCGTTTGCCATTTATCCCGATCTAATTTCAAACTATTCTTTTAAGTCGTTCAACTTTTTATTCACCCAATCGCGCATTGCAGTACCGCCCCATAAATTCCAGGAAACAAAACCATTGTCGCGCCAGGGGGTGTCTTTGTAACGTTCCGCAATTGTTTGGTTGCCCTCGTGACGTGCAAAAAATGATTTAACGCGGTTCAACATTTCAATCGTTAATGGTTCGCGGTTTGCCAACATACGGGCGCGTCGCCAACCGGTCATTGTTCCCGCTTGAACCTCATCGCCGTATTTTTCGCGCCATTCAATCATTCGTTTAGCGTTGTTTGTTGCGGTTTGTGGATAATTAGAAAACGTTTCGGCCTTTTCTGTTGGTTTGTCTTTGCTACTCATTGGGTGTCCCTCTGGCAATAAATCGGTGTCGTGTTTGCCACTTCTAAATTTGCCGTTTTTAAGCGCGTATAAATAAGAATTGACGCGAGCCATCGCCCACATTTGCGGTGACGTTACATTTGGCCGAACGCTTTGCGGGTTTGTTCTATATGCACCGATTCCGCGTTCATATACCTTAAAAAGCGTTGGAACGTTTGTTTTTTTGCTTGCGGCGTTGTTTACGGCTTCATTGTGGTCGTCCGCTTTTTTTTTTAACGCCTTTTTTAGGCGTTCCGAAATTTGTTTTTTATCGTTTTCGTCGTCGTCGTGTGGTTTACCCTCGTGATATTTTTGTTCGTCAATCGCGTCTTGGTATTCCGCATGCGATTCAAAAGGCATATAAACAACATCGCCGTCAAAATTATGTTCGTGTGAACCGCTTCCGTTTAATTCTTCGGCACGCGCTTCGGCTTCCTCAACGGTTGTATAAACGTCCGTCATTCCCGGCACTAATTTTTTGCTCAAAAATTTATTGACATCAACGTCAACCGATTCCATTGGGATATCAACATCGTTTGATTTTACCGGAATAAGATTCGCCGGGACAAAATAATCGTCCAATTCGGTTGTGTCCTCATCTTTTCCGTAATTCATCGCGGCACGTTTTTCGTTTGGTGTGATCCACCACGCCTTTGATAATTGGTCCACGACTTTGTCGGTTTCCTCTTGCAGTTCTGGAACAACTGAAAAATCAAATTCAATGCAAAGTTTGTCCCCAAATTTAGGCGCCAACCAACGATTTAATTCGTCTTTTATCTTTAACAATTCCGGAATGACGCAATTTTGATACAATGCTTTTTTAGCTTCTTTCATATTGTTATAAGAAGCGGATTCGGTATTGTTTAATAGTTGAACCGGCACGTTGTAAATATTACATAAATCTTTAATCGATGCGTTGTATTGTTCAATCAACGAAACGTCCGCGGCATTCAATCCAAAATTAACCCAACTTAATTTTTTCGGTGTGATAATAACGTCCCCGGCATTGTCGGAACCTTGAAATTGTTTTCGGAATTTGTCTTTTAATTGTTGCGCTTGTACTTCATTAATATCGCCCTCGTCGGACATTAATAATCCACGCGCCGTTTGGTTTTGTAGGTACTTAACGCCGGTTTGTGTTGCTTCGTTGTTTGTGGTCAACGATCGCATTCCCGCACGCAATGGCGATTGGCCATACAAATGTGAACCGGTGCCGTCATAGTACGGATTGAAATCCTTAATGTGGCATATTTCGGCCGCTTCAATTTCAAACGTGCCGTTGTATTCAACACGATATTTTGAAACGGGTTCCATTATGCCATTGGAAACGATTTCCATAATTTGCGACGGCATCACATAAAGTTCGGTATATTTCCCAACATTCGCGCCGGTGTCCGGTCCAATCCCATAAATATAGCGGTTTCCAGTTAATTTACCGAATGCAATCAATTCAGATATAAACGAATTGTAAGATTGCGCGGGGTTTGGGCGTTCCAATATTTTATGTAATTCCGTGTCTTGTAATTCAACCAATGACCGTTTTTGTAATATCGCGGCTTTGTGTATAGATGATGCGTCAAACGTTCCCGATGTTAACGCCTTGTAACGCTTGTAATCATTTTCGTTTGTCTTTTCGTAAACCTGGAACGGAATTGTTGTTGCGGCCTTTGTTATTATATTAATAAGCGAATAAATCGTCGCGTTTTTTCTGTAACCCTCTGTAATATATGCGTCATCATTTTCGTCATTCCAAACGATTGAATTACCAATATAATTATACACGGCGCGATTGTATTGTTGCGCCGTTTGTTGTGAATTTTTAATTAATAGGGATTTGAAACGGTCAAAAAGAGAAGCCATATTTTATTTTGATATAAAATTTTTGTAAAAATACAAAATTTAAAATAGTTTTTTATACAACAAAGAATTCAGTTCGGTTTCTATGTTTTGAATAAACTGCATATCGAAGCGCGTCCATTAAATGATTGTTGGCATCAATCGGTTTGTTGATGATTGTATTATCTTTTAACCGCTGCCAAAAATATGTGTGTTGTTCGTGTTTTAGGTTTGTCGATTGTTCCGAAACAAATATTTCGTGTTCCTTTAATAAACTGATTCCGGCGCTAATTGATCCGGCGCCCTTTGTCGCACCTTTTGCCAATACGCCCATTTGACGCAATTCAACAATTGATTTGGGTTCCGCTGAATCGCAATAACATAACACATCGGCTTTGCCAATGTTTTTAAGAAAATTCGCAATGTCGCGATTGGTCATTCCTTTTTTGTACATTAATTCATTTATATACAAACGGTCTTTAATTTTACCAACTTCAACAATCGCCAATTCGTCATTAGTGAATCCAAAATCCAAGCCGATGACCGTTTCGTCAAACTCTGGAAATTCGGACAATGGAATATATTTCCAATTTGTAAAGATTTGACGGTCTGAAAATACCGCGCGTTGTCCCTCACCATAAACGCGCCAATAATCCGGGTCCCTTAATTTAATGCGTTCGATTTCCTGGACCAATTCAGACGGCAAAAATTGATTGTCTTTGTACGTTGTGATAAACAAATCCGAATCGTCGCGTTCAATCACTTCATTGTAAAGCCAATGCACCGGGTCTGACGGGTTGAAGTCAATAATCAATTCGCCAACGGTCCGCATATTTAATTGACGAAAATCCTCAAACGTCAATTCGTTGGCCTCGTTCAAAAAACAAATATCGTGTTTGGCGCCCCTAATTTTTTGCGGGTCGTCGGTTGATAAGAATTGAACAATCGAGCCATTGAATTTGAACGTGTTTTCCGCTTTGTTGTGTTCGCCTTTATAGTAAACCCCTAATTTAGTAGCAATGCTTATAAAATCGCGTAATACCGACCTTTTAAGCGCCGGCAATGTTTTCCGGACAATTGAAATCGTGATCGGCTTTTTGGTTGTTGTTAGCTTATAAATTAAGAATTGACAAATCGCATAAGTTTTCCCGGAACGCGTCCCGCCTTGATGTACTTTAATTCGAGCCTTTGAATTCAACGTTTGATAAAATTGAACGTTGCAAAACTCTTTTATTTGTCCTTTGCCGGTGTCCATTCAATGACTTTTGATTCAATGCTTCCGTCCATTTGTATTTCCTGGCGTTCAATGAATCCGCGTTTTTTTCCTTTTGTTTTTAAATAAAATATTGTTGCCGTTGTGTTGCCCTCTTTGATTTGTTCGTGCAATTGTGATTCAACAAAATCCAATGTAAGATTTTGCAAGTCGTCAACCTTTGCCCGGAATACTTTGTCGTTGTTGTAATACTTGTAAAACGTTGAACGATTGCATTTGACTTTTTTGCAAGCGGTCGTCACAATTCCCAATGATTGTTCCAACGCTTCAATCAAATTGTTTTTTAATATGTTGGTTTTTGTTGCCATATTGCAAATTTAAACAAAATAAACGAGCATAAAAAAAACCCCTACACGTCTGTAAGGGTTTTTGGTTCCGGGGTTATGTCCATTCATTCCCGTTGTTGTTTTTTTAAGCTAAAACAAATCTTGTTTCTTTATCTCTCGTATTCCAACCGTCGCCAATTTCAACAATTTCTGTTTTTACTACTTTTAATTCTAATAATAAATCCATCGATTTGACAACTTCTTCAGATTCTATGCCAATTTTTTTTGCTCTGAAAATAATATTTTCAATTGGTCGATTTCTTTTAGTTAATAATTCTACTAATTTTTTAATGTTTTCGTCTTTATACATAATTGTTTTTTTTTAGTTTGTTATTGTTTGATAGTACAAAAGTAAAAGAATTTTTTCAATTACCAAACAAAAATGAAAGTTTTTTTTAAATTTTTACGAAAATTTACGAAAACTTTTTATTTATCGGTGTACCAAACAAAGGAAATACCAATCACAAACAAATGAAATTCCAAACAATGTTCGTCGGCGTCTTCGGCTGCTGATTCAACAACAACGTGATCCATTGTTGAATTCCAATAATTAACGCCTATTAAGCAACCGTAAATCGGATAAATAATTGTATTAAAATTTAATCGCATAACTAATAATATTTTTTGTAAAGATACAAATATAATTCCCAACATTTATTATTTGCTTGGATTTTGGAATATGTTTCCGGGGACAAAATCCGGGTGCCACGATTGTTTATTTCAACGCGCAAACCCTTTAATGTTGGGTGTTGTGATACCTTTATTTCGTTTTTTAAGCACCATTTAAGCGCCTTTTGATGTTCGGGTGTGGGTTGTATTGCCTTGGCCATAATTAAAACGGGATATTATCTTTAATAACTTCAAATTTTTTTGTTTCCAAATCAATGTCTTTATAAATCCCGCCATTGTTAAAATCCGGTGCAATATCAAAATCGCCTAATTGTCCATTTTCTTTTCGTTTGACCTTTTCAATGTATATCTTAACCACGTCGGATTTGAATTTAGTACGTTCACCAATGCAGCGGTAAACAATTAAACCGTTGTAGGCCTTATTGAAAAAATCGGCTGAACCGCTAATGTCATAAAGCGTTGGTTTTTTATACCGTCCGTTTTCGGATTCTATTTTGCGCGGGTGCGCTACTAAAAACAAATGGGTGTTTGTTTGT